AGTCACCTCACGGCGCGCGGGTATGGTGAAAAGGTATCACGGCAGCTTCCCAAGCTTTAGTTACGAGTTCGATTCTCGTTACCCGCTCCAGGTCTTCACGACAGTTTCAGCCATATAAATAAGGCGTTTTGACGCTGATTTTGGCGTTGTTTTGCTATGATCCGAAAATGGTCACTTGGGCAAAATTGGGAACGTCTGGGAAGGTTTTGGATCACGACCCCCAGACTTTCACCCAGACTTGGTCGGCGATCCTGCAGAAATATTCAAGTCCTGCCGGGCCTACCAAAACACCGCTTTTATTCAATGTTTTCAATGAACAGGTGTCACACGAAACTGAAAAAGTGTCGCATTTGATTTCAATGGATTGTAAGGCACCTGTCACACAGAAAATCACCAACGGCGTCGTACCTTCGGCAACTGCGCCACGTGAGGCCAGGTCGCTGCGCACTTCCCACACTTCGCTCGGCTCTCGAATTCATGTGCCGAGATCCCAGCGGGCAGCTGCTCAGGGCGAAGCTCTAACGCGTGGCCACAGGACCAGCACTTAACTTCAATGTGGGTGCAGCCAACCGGAAACAGGGGATCGTTTGGAAGTGCAGACATCTGCGAACAAATGTGTGCTTGGATGACGAAATCAACGCCTCAAAGTTCATTTCCCGCCAGATCGTGACGCCACGCACGCGCTACTTTGACTGACTCGACTCCCGCCGCTTCTTGCTGTTAGCCTTCGCCGGGTTGGGCGGGGTGACGAGCAGTTGTTTGAGCGCCGCCTCGCTCCGCGCTTTGGTCACCGCCTCGGAGTAGGTTTTGTTTGTTTCTTAATTGGATTTAAATCGTGCATCCACTTGCTGTAGCGAAAGCATCTCTTTTGTTCAACTCCGCTTCAAATTCCATGAGAGCGCTACGAACCGTGACCGATGGCGACGAAGCATATGTAATTTACTCAGACTTTTTGACAGCCTGGGTAAAGATATTCACTGTTCTGGAGAAGGGTTCGAAAACTTCAGCACAAAGTCGGCAGTGGTTCGGCAAGAAAAAAAGAGATCGCAGGGAAATTGGGATATTGCAGTATTTTTATCAAGCAAGGAATGACGATACGCACGGTTTGGAGCCAGTGATCCACATAACTCGCGGCACTGCAATTTTTCCTGTCAAAGAAGGTGAAGAATATACAGTACTCGAAGGGCGACCGATAGAGCTGTCGCTAATCGACAAAGAGGGAAATATAGTAATTCCTGACCGACACACCCATTGTAATATAACACCGTCTATTGTCACCACTCGTGACGGTACGAAGCTTCACCCGCCAATAAGCTATAAAGGCGAACCGATTAAAGATATTTCAATCTTTGGGCTAACTAGGATTGCTCTCGACTATTCAGAAGAGATGATAAAAGAAGCGGTGGGGCTTCAAGACTCATAGCTCGGTAAATTGTATCCAATAATTCGCGTTTATCATCACAAAGCCTGAAATTTTCCAGTTCAGCAAGACCCGCGTCGAGCATATCGTCGGATATTTCGAAACTTGGACTTGTTTGGTTCGCACCGAATTGTCTCGAATCGTTTGGCATCTCACACCTGCTCACTAAAGTATATAATTGCCCGATCATTGCGCTCCGACACACTCGCGCGGGGGCTTTGCGGCAGCCTTATCCTCAGCTTGACCTAAAATGCAGTCGACAGTAGCACGATCACCCTCAAGTCGATCTACATGGATAAGAAGGTTTGTGACGCCTTCAGCTGCTCGCCGCGCGGGGTCTGTCGACAAAGTAGGAGGCACCTTGACGGGATCGCGCAAACCAGGGCCGACATAGGGCACCACGTCACGGTATACGATCTTCGCGGGCCCGCAGGACGCGATTGATGTAATCAACAGCGCAGACAGGATCATTCGCATCACAGTCACCTCGTTCGTATGCTTCAAGTTGGAGCCGAAGCGATGCAGCCGCATCGGCATGTCGTTTCGCATTCCGTTCGGCCTCTTGAACGGATGACAGAATCTGGTCGCGTTCATCTGCCAGGCTGGTCACTTCAGATTGAAGCTGAACCTTTTCCGCCTCAAGATCACTCACCGTCCCCGATTGCCACCATAGCGCCCCGCACAGCACTAGGCAGGCCACCAGCGCGCCCACAGCCACATAGCGCATCATGTCATCCACCAGATCAGCAGAGCGACTGCCACAGCGAGGCCAAGGGCCAGCCAGATCATGTCGCTACCGCCCAATCGGGCAGATCAACCGTCTGACCGGCAAGCGCGTGAGTGCAGTCATCCAAGAAGCGGATGCTGCCATCCGTCACGAAGGAATGGCAAATGGTCGGCGGATCACCTGGTTTATCTATGAAAGCCGGATCGACCGCCGATCCTGTCCGCACGAGCACAGATGGCGAGAAAGTGGGCCGGTCGCCATCGCCGTTGAATGTCCAGCCGCGCGATCCGTCAACGGTGACGTGGTGCGCCTGATCGCAGCCGGGACATTTGAAGGCGACCTTGCCACCTTCAAGCTTCTGGAGCTTTGAGCCGAGCGCGCTCACGTCTCCACCCCGGACATGCAGACATCATAGCCAGCCGACCGGCGCAGACCCAAGCCGCGCACGAACACACCGCCCGACTTGTTGTAGAAGGTGTGCCGGTAGCAGGCATCGGCGAAGTCGCCCCGGTTCGCGCTTTTCAACGCGGATGACTTCAAAACGGCGAACGGGCCCACGTTCCAAGCCAAATCCGTGAACACAGCGTCAACCTGCGGCGGCATGTGATCGATCGTGACGCCGGTGCGATACTTGGACCAATACCGGTCGCGCATGATCCGGAACAGACCAGCCTCGCATTGCTCGATCGTGCGAACGTCACCCATTGCGACCCGCGTGCCGGTGTGGCTGGTTTCGCCGTAGCAGATCGTCGGCAGGTCAGGCTCGGCAATCCTATCGAGGTAAGCCCTGACACAGATCCCGCGCGCGCTCTGTGAGCATTTGAACGTGGGCCCGGTGCCTTCCCACTGTTTGGTCAGCGGGATCGCATAGATCGCCGTTTCCTCCCAGAGAGGAAGGCCGAATTTCGACTGCGAGACGGTGAAAGGTTTCTGCCCAGGTGCAGTGACATCCCCCATCGCAAAGGCCGGTGCGGATACCAGCCAAAGCAAGGCCGCGGTAAAGATCGCGCTGATCGCCGCCAGCTTCAGAGTGCGCAGGATGCTTGGCATGGTCTGGTCGATGAACCAGCCGATGATGCCGAACACGATCAGGAACAGCATCACGTAGCCCACGCGGTATGGGTCGATAACCTCGCCTGTGATGTTGAAGTATTGCTCAGGCCCGTAAAAGGTCAGCCCGATAAGGAGCAGGCTCCAGATGCTGTGGGCGCGCATATTATATCTGCGCTTCTCGCGTAGCTTCATTGTCGTCTCCAATGCAAAAAAGACCGCCGAGGCGGTCTGTTGAGTGTCAAATTGTCGGGTGGTCAGCGGTTGCGGGTGCGGTCTTCGATCCTGGTCACTTGCTCCGCCACGCGATCGAGCTTTGCATCGATGTCGCGCAGATGCAGTATCTCTTCGAACTGCACCTGTGAGATGTGCTCTATCTTTCCCTGCAGCAGCGGCGCACCGCAGCTGATCTGCGCAATCGCCTGCGCCGTGGCAGCACTCGATGGCTTGCCGCGCTTGTAGCCCCTTACAGCCATCACACAGGTAGAGAGGAACGTCGCCACACCGACCGCCAGCAGGGTCATCACTTCTTTATCGATGCTCTTTAAAAACGCACTGAACCATTCTGGCATCTGCACCGCTCCTGTACGCAGAAAGCCCATCGAACAGGGCGAGTAGAAGATAGGTGAAGACACCGGAGGAAAGCGCCGCCCCGTAGGCAAGGGTCGGCCAAAGGAACGCCATGGCCAACGTCGCGAAGATCGCCGAGCCGAACATCGCGCCGGCCATCCGCAGATATGGCGATCTGTGCCAGTTGCCGTTGATGTGTAGCGCCGAGAGGCGCAGTGCAGCGATCAGCGCCATCGGAGTGGCGATCGAGGCCTCATCCAACCCCATGGACAGGAACGCCCGAAACCCGCTCGATGACGTCAGCGTGTTGCCGGGCAGCGCCAGACATACCGCAAAGAAGAGCAGAACAAGGCTGCAAAGCCATTCGGTCGCCCTGCCCTGCTCCATAATGTTGAGGCGAAGTGTGTTCACGACACCGGAACCACTACAGGCTCGATGAAATGCGGACACCAAAGATAGGCGTCTTCATCCACGTCAGAGACATTGAACGAACCTGACAGACGCAAGTTTCCGACGCCCACGCTTGGCCCTGCCAATGATCCGGCAGGGTGGTCGTCAACCGCGTACCGAACCGAAGGGTTCGCCCCTAGCTCTCGGTCAAGGTTCAGCGTGATCCGGTTCCCGTTCACCTCAACGGTAGTGATGGCTGGCTCACCTGTATCATCCAGCACCGCAAAGCCGTAGTTTTCGGCCTCTGCGATACTCTCCCCGTCAAGGATAAGAGCGCCACCTGTCACGTCGAACACAACTTCGACCGATGTTTTTTCCTGCCCCGCATACGCATGACGGAAAGCCAAGCGTCGTGGTTCTAGGTCGCGCACTAAAATATCCGCGATGGCCTGCCCGAAGACCGCGCCCATTGTGGCGTAACCCTCATTGATCAGGTGGATATTATCGGCGGCATGAGGCAGGGCGTAAACCACGGGACCAAGGTGAACGTCAGACCGCGCACGGATAACCGCAGCTTGACCCAACGTCCCGCCGCGTGTTGCGGTAGTGGGGTCGCTTTCGAGTGTGGCATAGCTCGTGATGTAGCTGACAAAGTGCGGATCAAACGTCTGACCCGTTTCTGTCCGTACTGCCTCAGCCATATCATCGAACAACTGTGAAAGGCTGTTACCGTATCCAACCGAGCCAAGGTTCGCCTCGCCCTGCACCCAGAAAATCACAGGCACCGCGTAAGTGGCCCCTGCGTTGTCTGCAATGGCTTTCGCTGCACGGATTGAGGGCAAGAACATTGTCTGCCACCAGCTTGTTGGGTCGGTGCTTTCAATAAAGTTAGCTATGGACTGGCCGCCCTCGCCCGGAGCGGTGAAAATGAATTTCCCCTTACCGCCGTAAGACCCTGTTTCCGACACAACAGCTTGCGCAAGAGCATGGCCCGCAGACCAAAGCCCCGTCTCGCCTCGGTTTGTGCCCCCGTCAGGGCTGTTGTTGTCTTCAATCAACGTGACGAAAGAAGCGGTATCAGCAGCGTCGCCGCCCGCCGCAACAGGGATAGACTTTGGCCCGCCTGCAAAGGTTAGATAGTTGCTATCCCAACCTACTGTATGCAAGGCAGGTTGCCCCGCCGCGCCGACACCAAGAGACTGCCCCACTTGGATAACGTGGTTGAAGTCGGCCAAGGTGACAGGTCCGACAATCGCAGACTGCGGCGCGACAGAAGACGTGGACGAAAGGGCCGTCGAAAGCGCAAGCGCCGCGTCTGACTTTGCCTCGTCGATCTGCGCAATCTTATCCCGCGCTAGGTAGTCTGGCAGCGCTTCGGGGATCACATTATCAGTTGCATCATACGCCTTGAACGCGGTCACCACCTCACCGCGCTCAACTTGCACATTTCCCTCAATAGTGGTCGATGCAACATCCTCGTTTTCTTTGGTGACAGACAGCGCCATGTAACGGGCACCCAGACCTTCTGGCACTGTGAAGCGCCGGACTACGCCCGATCCGGTAAACGTCACGTTTGCAATCGCTGTGACGTCACCTTTCTCCGCGAAGTAGCCTGCTTGCATAGTGCCGAGTGTATCAAAATCTCCCGCAGGCCACAAACCTCCAACGCCGCCGCCTTCCCCCGCGCTGACGGTGTAGGTTTCACCTTCTTCAATCCGCATGTAATTGGACGCGGCGATACCAAGCTCGTCGGGCGTGAACGCAAGTAGGCTAGTGGAGTACCGATAGACATAATTGCAGCCATCGGGGTTGAACATATTTTCCGACGCCGGATACAAAATATCCTTGCGCAGCGCCCAGTCCTCGAAACTCTCTTCGATCAACGCAGGCTTGATCTGTGGCTGATAAGGATACCCAGTCTTTTCCTCACCCGCCGCGACCGACGCAGACAGGTCAAAGCTATCATCATCCGCCGCAGTTTTAGTGATTTCAAAACGCAAGAACGGGTAGCCCGCAGGGATCGTGAATGTTGCCGATCTTGCGGGAACGCCCGCCGCGATCAACCCCAGAACCACCCCTTGCAGTCCGACTGTTTCGGCATCCGTGGGAAACGCACCTACGCGCAATGTGTTAGGGCCGATACCGCTAATCGTGTATTTCTCGCCGGGAACTACAGGCACCGCACCAGATACGCGCGTGACTGAGGAGGTTAGAAACCGACCATCAGTGTGGATGGTCCGACTAGCAAGGATGCCTGCGGGGTTGTGGAGGTTTTTACCAATCCCGAAAATGGAAGAGACAGAAGCTTTGCCAGCCAGCCCTGTATCGCCAACGCGCGACCATGTTTTAGGCGTTCCCCCAACAACCTGATACAGCCCGTCTTCGTCAGAGTCGCCCGATCCTGAAACATAGCCGAGATCATCAACCAAAAGTGTGTCCGGATCAGTAAGCCCAGCTTCGGACGTAGCACGCGATACAGTTCCGGCGTATGTCTCTGCCAGATCACGCGCATCCTTCGCCGCGCCTGCAAATCCCGAAGCCGCAACCACATCCGTTCCCGTCGCCTCGCGGTCTAGGGCCGTTTGCATGGCGGCGGCGCTCGCCTGCTCCGCACCTGCGATAGCCTCAGCAGTGGGCTCAAGCACACCATCAGCTATATCCGCCAGCGCCCGAAACGCATCACGGATCTGCTTCTTTGTTGGGTTGTGCTCACCAGAAGCTGGGTCACCCACTGGCAATGGCCGACCAGCCGGTTCGTTGGGCAGCCCATCACCGGAGTACCGCTGAAAATCACGCATGGCCGTGTTTAATAGATCCGCAATGGTTCCCATGCGAGCTCTCCTGTTCTGTAAATTCTGGAAGGTTTAGGTGATTGTGATCTCGACAGATGCCGTCTCGGGCGACGGCACGAACGAGGGGTTGAGCGTCACGACCCAGTAGAAGTATGTGCCCGCGGCCGGGCTGTCGGTGAAGCTTGAAGGCTGACCGGCAAGGCCCGCGACATCATCGACAAAGCTGGCACCGGCATAGCTGTCGACCGTGTTGCGGAATATCCGGGTGGCGCTGTAATTCGTCGGCGCATTGATCCAGGACAGGTTTGCCGAAGATCCGGTCACGCTACCGTCAAACTCCGTCGGCGTTGCCGGCACGGTTGGATTACTAATCACTGTGATTGTCCCTTCTGGGTAATCTTCCTCTGCCGCGCCCTGTCCGAACCAATAGGCGCGAACATCATACTCTCCTTCAGCGACGACACCCGACACAGCACGCAGGGCTCCTTCGGCAACGCTCATGCGTGTCCAAGGAAAAAACGCCAGCAGGTCCGCGCGCTTGAACTCGACGATAAGCTGCAAATCATTACGGTTTGGATCGCTAACCTGGGCAACGATCTGAACACCAGAAGTCTCCCCCGAGATCGCTACGATCTCTTGCGACAATGCTAGGCCCGACGGCACCGGGTTGACTTGCACGTTCTGGCTCAATGACGACAATGGCGGCGATAGCGGCTTAAGCTCGACATTCGACCAAGCGTCATATGTCGATCGCAGACCGATGCGGCATTTCCCGCTGGCTGCTGAATAGCCGTGGCTCAGCACCTCATAGACGCCACCGATGCGCGGGTGATCGATGCGGATCGTATGGATCCCGTCCCCCTTGGGAAAGCGGGCCTTGATGCCCACGAGGTTGGTCACGATTTCAACTCGGTACCGTGGCCTCTCGCGCATTTCATAGGTCTGCATCAGCTTTTGCATCTGATTGCCATCTGGGCACCATGGAATGTCCAGTGTTTCTGTGCGCTCTGCTTGCGTATTGAGGAGGGTTTCGTTTCGACGCTCCGGCGCTTCCTCCGGTTTGAAGTTGTGGTCTTCACTAGTGTAGATGCCCTTCAGGACATTGAAGTCCGTCATGGCGTCGACGCCGGTTTCCCAGTTCACTTCTAGGATATCATCCTGCCCGATGATCACGTCTGGCTCGGAATACTGTCCTCCCATCAATCCGATCTTGCCCTCAGGCGTCAGATACGGCTGGCCGTCGCATGTTTTCATGATGGCATCGAGCACGTTTCGCGGCTCATCGTTTAATCCGTAAGTGCCGGCTGCGGCGTAGCCCTGGACATCGCATATGTCGGCAAACGCCCCAATCGCGGCATCGTCGAAATGTACCTCTGGTATGCGCATTCCATCAGGATGGCTCAAAAAATCACGTGCCACCAAGGCAGAGTTATCTGAAAAGCCTACAGCGTCGGTGCGAGGATCAAATACCTCTGACCCATTCACAATCATCTGAATCACTGTGTTTGCGCCTTTAGGGAAGATCGCACTGATCCGGCTTGGCGCGGGGCCCTTTAACCGCGCATAGGTCGTGACGCTTCCCTCGATCCTGTGCGCAGCCGTCCACATTGTCGGAAACGCTGCCAACAGATCGGCATAATCGGACTGCGTACCGTTGCGCGTCGCGATCTGGACTAGCCCGTCAAAGCTGAACGCCCCACCCACATCGGTCGTGACGCCTTCGCTGTCCAGCTCAACTGTTTCGCCGTCGATGACATAATCGAGCACCTGAGACACTGCCCCCTCGTGGTGGACGATAACGACGTGTAAAACACCATCCTTGGCCTCGAAGAACGCCCGGAGACCGCCAAGGAGCACCTTACCATAGGAACGGCGGCGCGCTGACGCGGCCTGGCTAATATTAGCCTGCACCTCCTGCGGCGGGATCGTCGGTTGCTTCGGCTTGGTTAGGGCACTTATCGCAAGACTGACGCCCACCTGGGTCAACGCGGTTGCAGTAGCCAGACCAATCCCGAACGTTGACGCGACAAAGCCGGCAACTGCGGCGATCGCGCTAGAGAAAATTGCCATTTACTTTACCCACGCCGTTTCTTGTGCACGATACCCACGTCGCTGGAGCGCCTTATGCAGCCGCGGCGGTATCCGCTCCTCCGGACCAGTAGAGAGCCGAACACGCGCACCGCGATTGTCAGCCCACACCTCAAACGCCCGCAGTAAGCGCAGGCCGCTGCTGTCAGCTGCGAACCACCCTAGCTCGTGCGCAAAACGTTCATTGCTAATGATGGTCGGGGCGATGCTGCCGGCGATGAAACCACCGTCCGATACCAAGACGATGCCCGTGGGTGATCCCATCAGGATCATGATTGTTTCGGATACCTTGCCCGGTTCCGGCTCTACCGGACCACCAATTACCTCGCGCAGCGCGCAGACCATATCGACAATACGCGGGATGTCTTCCGCGACGGCGAGCCTTACAGCCATCGGGTCTCATATTCCGTGTATTTTGTGACCAGCTCCAATCCGCGGTCTCCCGAGCTGCGAGACTTTTGATCTGAATCCGTTAGCAGGCCGCGCGGCGGTGTCGTGCGGCGATAGAACAACCCCTCACAGGCAAGGCTGATCGACCCTTTTTCCAGCCCGGAAAAGCTGTAGCTGACCTTTTCCATCGTGCCGACGAAATGCGCAAACGGGCTGCCCACGGGATGCCACGCCGGATGGTCAAGATCCGCCTGCGTATAGAACAACTGCCCGAAGATCGCGACGGTGCGGCCATGTACCGTGCTTTCTGCCGCCTGCGTGTCGTCGATCATCTTTTCGGTCGCGGCCAAGCCGAATGAGACCGGCTGCGCAGTCGCGGCGTATGTGGTCTCGATATCAGAGATGCTAATCAGATCAGCCACGCCTGACCATATTTCGCCCGCCACGTCCAAATCGCCTATCCCGGTCCACCAGCGGCGCGGATTATCCTTGAAGTCCATAAAGACCAGCGTGGCTTCAGACACCCTGCCCGTCCGCAGCAGATCGTCAGGGATTGCCAGTAAATCATCACGCACAACCATCAGAATGCCTCGCGGAAAGTGATGCTGGTGCGCTCCACCCCGTTGGGCATGAATTCGACCTCACCTTCGTCTTCCGAAGCAAATCGCATCCTGCAAACGGGGTTATCCGTCTCGACGATCGTGTCCGCCGGCACGGCTGCCCGTAGGGGCGGCTGAATCCGGACCTTTGCGCCATCATCCCAGGATCGCTGGACACGGTGAAAGCGATCGCCAACCGTGAGACCATGCCCGGGACGTAAGCCAAGGCTGTCTGAGAGCGTCAGATCAAGATCAGTCGACCGAAGCGGTGCAGCCTCACGCAGAGTGATTGCAGCACGCCCATCATTCACAAAAGACCAGTGCTCGAACGTGCTGAACTGGGGTGCATCAGACACCGGTGCACTGCCGCCAGTGGCATCCTTTGGACGGTAGGGTAGAAACACCGGCACCAGCGTGGTCCCAATGCCCCCTTCCATCTGCGCAAGAAACCCCTGCCATTCCAGACTGGCAGCTTCGGTGTGCATCAAGAACGAAATCGTGACGACCCAATGGCCGGCAAAGCTCGGGATGATACTTTCTGCGCCAGAAATCGAGGTCTCACGCCCCCGCATCTGCCCGACCATACGAAAACCTGATGATGTCTTTTTCGCCAACCTTGGAAAAGCAATCTCATCCATCATTCAAACCGCCTGCCATGGTTCGACACATATGCAGGTACGGCCGCCAACGTGCGTTGCTGGATGCCTGGGACCGCTTCTGCGATCATCTTGCCGGCCGCATCCCGGACAAATGCTCCAATAGATCCGGTTGAACGATCCATCGTAACCGTGACGTTCAAACTCTGTGCGCGACCACTCCCCGCCATACCGCCCTGCTTGGTATGGTCGATGACGGTTTCGTTCGGGTGAAGCATTGCGGGAAAGCCCCCCAACCCGTCGAGACCACCAGCGCGAGTGCCGCTACCCGTATACCCGCCGCCGTCAAATGAGATCAAACTCTTCAGCGCCTTGCCCAATCCCCCGAATACGCCACCACCCGAGCTGCCGGACCCGCTGCCAGTGAAGTTCCCCCAAAGGACATCAAACGCTTTGTTTGCCAGCAGATCAGCGAACCGGCTGGCCAGATTCCTGATTGCCTCGCCCAAAGTGTTAGCTCGGGTAACGGTACTAGTGAAAAACCCCCTGAAGGCGCTTTCGGCGTCGTTGCCCTTTTCCTTGGCGTCCTTTAGCGACTTGCCGACTTTGTCGATGCCGTTGGCGGCTGACGCAGCGCCACCGCTGCCGACATCTGCCAGTGATGAATTCAGATCGTCGGCAGCCGCTGCGCCTTCAGCAAGATTGGTGGTCGCCGTCTCACCGACAGCGGCAACAGATGCGCGCAGCTTTTCGAGCTCTACGAGCGGGGCACCAATACTCTTTTTGAAACGCCCCATGGAAATGCTATGTGCATCAGCGGCACTCAATGCCGCCATTTCAGAACGGCCCAACTCACGGGTAATACCGGCAGTAATGCCCTCTAATTCAGTGCCAAATATGCGGTTCAGACCGCGCGCAACCGTGGCAGTAAACTCGAAGAAGCCGCCCGCCATGCTCCGCAACCCTCCGTAGAAAATCGCTGACATCTTGTTGGTCATGACGGCGACGGCGGAACGGATATAGTCGGCTCCATCACCAATGCGTTGCCATACTTCAGAAGCCAATGGGCCTAGAGCCGACAGAACTTCGCCAAAATTGCCCGTGGTTCGAGATAGATGACCCACGACCGTGATGGCCTCACCCACGTACCTCCAAAACGTCCTGATTGTATTGATAACACCACTGACCACGTCAGAGATTATGGAGAGCCTACCACCTTCGGACTGCATATTCTTGAAGGAATCGACAATTGAGCTGCCAATGCTGAACAGATCCCGAAACGTCATTACCGCCGTAGATACCCTCTCAGAAATGTGCTCGATGACAGCACGGAATCCCCCGCCCTCTCGTGATGACGCCGTGAAACTGTCCGCCATTGCTTTCAGCGCCGGCGCAAGTGTCACCGCCATCCGGTTTCCAAGGGCCTCTGTTGTCAGTTTAATCCGGCTCATGGCGTCATTGGCGACTTCGACCTTCGCCGCATCCACCGCAGACAGCGAGAGCCCAAGATCCTTGACCTCTTGCCGCGCAGCGCGGATTGCATCGCCCCCTTGCGCCACCAGCAAGGCCATTTCCTTACTCTCGACGCCCATTTCCAGCAGGAATTGCGACGTCTTGGTGGCCGACCACCCTAGTTCTTTGGCCCGATCTGCGATCGTTGCCAGTCGCTCATCAACATCCAACGCCAGCAAGTTCTTCGCACTCAATCCCATGCGATCGAGCGCCTTGGCGCTTGCGCCGCCTTTCACATTCGCCTCAACTAGCTTGGTGCCCAGTTTCTGCATCGATGCGTTCAGGGTATCGCTCGATACCCCGGCATCGTTACCGGCCAGCTGCAGGGCGCGCAGCGCGTCGATGCTGCCATCAATCGACCGGGCAAGCTTGGCCTGCTGATCGACGAAGGTCAGAGAGGACCGGGTCAGCGCGCCAACGCCAGCTGCAGCAGCGCCTGCCATGGCTACGCCCGCAAGCGCCATGCTGCGACCGATGGTTGCTGCAAATTTGCGCACACGTCCGCGCGCAGTATCAAGTCCCCGATTGAACTGGCTGGAATCCAGGCCCATCCGGGCCCGCAAGGTGCCGACGTTATTAAGCGCCATTTGAGGTCTTTCCTTTCACGTATTCGGCCATGGAAATCACATCCATGCCAGCAGATGCAGCGTGCAGCATGCTCGACAGGGCCTCGGGCGGCATGGGGTCGCCCGTGCCGGTGACAAGTTTCATGAAATTATTCAGCTCGCGTTGATCAGCATGAACGCCAACCCAGATTGCTTCGGCATTGCGGGCATGCGCCGCGTTGATCCTGCGATCAGCTGCGCGCATATGTGCCATGTAAATTCGGGGCGTCAGGCGCCAGAACGAGGCAGGATCAAATCCCGCCTCGATGTATCTTTCCAGCAGCGCAAGGAAGTCTAGGCCTGCGCTGCTGTCCCTTCCCCCGGCTCTGCCTCGGGGACATCCGCCTCCTGCGCATCAGGTTCGGGAAATGCCGCATCAAAGGCACGCGCCAGCGCATCTTGGTCTTCCGACATCACCCGACCGGCATCACGCAACGTCGCATCTGGGTGGCGGTCCAACAGGGACGACAGCATCAGCTGACGCATTTTGGACACGGACGGGGCCGGACTATCCATCTCGGCAATCAAATCGAACGCTTTCTCGCCAGTGCGATCCTCGTAATCCGCGAGGGCGTTGAAGTCGCAAACGAGGATCCAGTCCTTGCCACCAACCGAAACGGTGATTTCACCCATAATTTTATTGCCCATCGGTTATACCGCGATCTTGGCTTTGACCGTGAAGGTCGACGTCGCCATCATGATGCCCTTGGGCGAAATTGCGGTCGGACGATAGCCGTTGAGATAGGCAACGTACTGCACCGGATCCGCGCCAACCGCCGTGATCTCGAGAATGAAGTCTTCGAGACTGTCGGCAACGGCCAACAGGGCTACGTCCATATCACTGGCGGGCACATAGTGATGAGACAGTGTCCAGGTTGGCGCAGGCTTCATGTCCGGAATGTATTCTTCCGTATCACCGGGCGAGCCGAGATGCGTTGCATCCAAGTTGCCGCGTGTCTGGTCGGGGAATTCAAAATCCGTGATTCCGACGATTTCCGTGGTCACCGCCGCGGCATCAACGCCCACGATGATTTTGACTTTGGATTGATAGCCTCTTACGGCCCCACTGCTTGCTGGCATTGATCTGTCTCCTTGGGTTTCAAAATTGGGGGCCGCAGGGTGCGGCGGTGATAGCTCATTCAGTCAGCGGCTCAATCAGCCAGGCCTGCACGCTGAAGGTCATCGTCAGAGTGCCCACGCGGCTTTCACCGCCGCCGTCGATCTGGACGCTCGTGTTGCGCAGCTCGCACTGGCGCGCGTCAGTATCGAGCGCCGTGATCACAGCCCGCTCAATCAGGTCGCTCAGATCGTCAAGATCATCCTCGATCTCATCGGCACCTTTAATCTTGGCCACGACCACGAGCTGAGTGTCTCTGGCACTTTCACCGAGCGCAGGAAGGTCTTTGGCTTCCGTCGGCGTCGCAACAGCCAGCACAGGCAACGTCTTTTCGTCGATATTCTGCGCCCAGGCCGACAGTACTGTGAAGGTGTCAAAGGCGGGATCAGCGGCAAGCGCCATGCGCACGACACCGCGATAGGTCGATCGGTAATGCATCAGTCTTCAACTCGCTCAAGTTCGCAGATCAGCATCGCATCGGCAGCGGGCGACCCGTTGGGAAGGCTGTTCAGCACGAGGTAGACCTTGTCGGGGGCAGACACCGCTGCGACCAGATCCCCGCGGACGATGTCCGGCAGCACGTTTTTGGGCACCTGCAGCGTCGGCGACAGGATCAGGACAGCGCGGCCGTCATCGCCTGCGACCTCAATCGGGCCTTCGCGCAACATGGCCCGCACCGCGACCGGTTCGCCGGATTTAGGCGTATAGATGACGGGCGCACCAAAGGCTTTCGCCATGACGCCCGCCATCCCGTCAAAAACCGTCGTCACGCGGTGACAGCAGCCGGCGCAGCGCCGTTCAGGCGGACGGTGCCCACCCCATCGCCACTGGCAGCAGCAATCACCGCGCAGCCGATCAGCAGGTTGCCAGCTGTTGCTGCCACAGTGCAGGCGGTGCCGTTCCAGTAAATCGCTGCGCCCACGGTCCAGGCGGTGCCAGTTGCCTTTGGCAGTTCAAAGACGCCATCGACGGCGATCTCGAGCGGTTCGCCGGAAAGAGCATCATGCGCGGCGATACCGAACAACACACCGGCTTTAACGCCAGCGCCGCTCAGCGTATCGGCTGCAGCGAGGATCCCGATCATCTTACCGGGTTGGATAAAGTTCTTCATGTCGATTTCCATTCACGTTTCAGGATTGCAAAACCACGACAGGCGACCCGTTAGGATCGCCTGTCGTGCATCAGTTCAATCTGGATTGAGCGCCGTTATGCGCCTGGGTTTTTCCAACCGCCGCGATAGTCGATTGCGCCCAAGCCGAAGTCATGCTCGACGGACATCGACATGCCTTGCTGACCAAAAGCCTCTTCGGTCCGCACTCGTGGCGCTTCCGCACCATCGAGATAGCCATAAGTCCAAAGTGCACCGCCTGGGCGTTCGGAACCTGCCAGCAGATACCAGCTGTTGTCCTCGATCTGCGCAGTCACGACCGGATCAAGACGACCCGAGAACGGGTTGACGTTGCCAGCTTCCTGAGGCTGGATCGCTGCGACCAGCTGCTCTGCTTCGGTTTCCTTGTTCGGACCAACTAGGATAATCGACGCTGTCATATTCAGCTTTTTCTTGTCGATGCTTTGTTGCTTGCGAATTGCCGCACGTCCAGCGGACACGGTCGTCACGTTGATCGCCGCGCCCGCACCGGCCAAGTTGTTGTGGTCAGCGTGAAAGACAGCTTTGCCATCCGATAGCTTGGCGCTGCTCAGAGCGAAGGCATAGAACGTCTCTTCCTCGAAATCCGCAACTGATTGACCGTAATCCGACAGCACTTCGTCAATCGCGCCCAGTTCATCGTTGATCATCATTTGACGGCTGATGCGCAGACCGACGCCGTAAGGGGCAAGGATCGCTGTTTCGCGAGCTTCGCCGAAGGTGCCAAACTTGATCTCACCATTCTCGCCGATCGGCTGAAGTTTGGGGAAGTCCCCAGCCCGCACCATCGGGTGCACACGGAAATCGGTGAAGTTGCGTTTGCGTGCGATCTGGCGATATGTCGGCTCTGCCAGCTGGTAGCGTTCCAGCAAAACCTTGTTCAATGCGTTCTCAAAGATGCCTGGGAAGTCCGAAGTTGAATGCGCCGCATCCATAAACACCTGCGTGCGCTGACCGGCATTGCGCAGTGGGCCTTTGTGTCCGATGCAGTCAGCCGCCATCTCTACAAGCGTCAGGTCCATGAAGGGCCGCGCCATTGAACTGGCAGGGTTGGTCCCCATGATCTGCGCAGTGATCGCTTGGGCCATACCGGTACGGCGGGTGGTGCGCTCATCGCGCATGATTGTGGTGCGCGGTGCACCGTTGCGTTTTCCGCTCACGGGGTTCTCCTTCGCCCGGTTTGTGGTGATTTCGGCGACAGCCTGGTTCAGCGTCAGGCCTCGCACGATCATGTCCAGCGCCTCAGCTTCTGGACGGTTCGAAGCAGCGCAGATATCGCGGATCTGGGCTGCTACCGGATTGGCGGATGCTTCGTCGTCGTCAACTTCTTCGCCGCCATCCTCCTCTTCCTCACCATCGGTTTCCTCTTCCGTGGAATCCTCTTCGGTGCCGTCCTCCTCGAGCATCTGCTCTTCTTCGGACATTTCCTCTTCGTCGCCGATCGCTTCCGGATCGGTCTGATCCTTCATGGTCGAACGCTGGGACTTCTTCGCGGGGCGCTTTGCCATCTTCTTCTCCTTGGGTTGGGGCACGGCAGAACCGGCCATCAGGGCCATGACGGCCTTTCTGCTTTTCTGGGTGGTAAACTCCCCTCCAGCGTTGCGCAGATCTTCGGGGGCGTGCGCATAGACGCGGTAATCGAACCGCGCCACGGCTTCGGCCTCAATGTCGTCATCGACGGCAGTGGCAAATCCGGCATCGACTGCCCCATCGCCGTCATAATAGGTCTCGACGCGCATGATCGCCCGAGCATCGTCCACAGAGATGCCTGCCTTCTTGGCATAGACCGCGGCATAGGCTTTGCCGATTACACTCAAACCTTTCGCCGCGTTCAGGTGGTCCTCTTCGGTGCCGCGCCCGTCGACCCAAGGGTTCGCCGGATCATGGATCATCATGGTGGACCCCAAGCGCATGGTGATCGTGTCACCGGCCATGGCGATTAGACTGGCAGCGCTTGCGGCAATACCGTCGATGATGACCGAGACGACGTCGGGATAGTCGCGCAGCATCGTGTAGATCGCCTGCCCGTCCGACGCGATACCGCCGCCCGAGTTGATCCGGACGGTCAGCGGGCCGCTGAGCCCTTCCAGCTCATCGCGCACCGTGTTCGGCGTAAAGAAGTCCTCATCCCAGAACCCGCCACCGACGGTGCCGTAGAGGTACAGTTCATTTTCCATCGTTGTTGTTCCTTTGTGGTGTTTTCTCATCCGCTGGGGGTGGCGTCTGGGTGACACCGGATTGCGATACCGCTGCAGCGTCACTGTCGAAGACAAGGCCTCGAAGGTCAGCATCCTTGGCATCCGCTTGCTGTTCTTCGATCAGGCGTTCCGGATCGCTGCCCAACTGCCGGACAACACCCTGACGGCTGGCAAAACCTGCCCGAACAGCTTCTCGCAGCGCGCCGATTTCACGCGCGGGATCCACAAGGATCCGGTAAGGAGGCACCCAATTCAGGTTGCATTGCTTGATCCGGCGACCATTCTCGGGATCCATCAACGCCCACTCCTCGAGCAGCCACTCGCCGATCGGGTGCATCATCTGGGGGATCAGCATCAGCCATTGCCAGCTGGACACATTGCGGTCCATTTCCATCCGGCCCATGCGGGCAGAGGAAAAGTTGACGTTGCTAAGATCGCCCACCAGCGCCTCGTATGTGATCCCCATGCCGCCAGCTATTGAAAGCAGAACCGTGCGCGTGAACGTATCGTATCCTGCGACATCAGGCGGATCCGAAAACGTGACCTCTTCATCGGATGCAATGCTTTGGATAAGGCCGGGGCTCAGCGAGCCGCCAAGGGATGTTGTCTCGCTGTTGCCTCCGTCTGCCACCGTTTCGCTGCGCTTGTGAAACGCGGCAAAGCAGGCAGCAATCTTCTGTCGCATGATCTGCGCGTCCTGATAGTCGCCGAGATCCTGCAGCGCCAAGGCGATCGGGGCAAACCAGCTAACGCCACGGTTTTGGCCGGGGCGGTCCTGCCGATAAATATGCAGCACACGGCTCGCGGGCACACGCCGCGACCGGCTGCGCCAACCGATACCCTTGAACCAGTCCGTACCGGGATGCTGGTCGAACAGATGATAGGCCACCCGCTGACCATCCGCGTTGTATTCGATCCCGTCGTGGATACTGCCACCGTCAGCCAGCACGCCATCGCGCAAGTTGTCTAGAAAGTCTGGCTCCAGAACGCGCAACCGGAGCCTGAACTGACCCGGGCGCGGATCGTTGACATATTCCCGCAGGATCAGCACTTCGCCAGCATCGGTGATCGTATTCATGGCAAGCCGCTGCAGCCCGTAGAGGTTCTGACGTCCGTCTGCCGCGATGATCGTCCTGTCGCATGTGTTCTCGATCATATTCAGCAGAATCTCGCGCAGGCCGTCCGGCTCATTATCGCCCTTGGGAATGATCCCTTTCGGGATGATGCCGTCGCCGACCGCGTTGTTCGCAATGACCTGCTGTGCCCGTAGCGCGAAGGGCGTGTTGCGTACCATGTCACGGGCGATATACGCCATGCGATCGCGGCGACCTGCAGCCGCATCGGCATCCGTGCTGGAGGCCTTCCAAGAAGATGCGCGTTGGCCCACTGTGGCCGCATCATAATGCATGATGGCTTGGCGTGCGCGCACACGCTTGAGGGCGCGTTCGGGCGAAACGAACGCGACAGCACGGTCAATCAGGTTCATGAATTCAGGTGCCTTTTCTAAAGGTCGGGTAGTGCTGTCGCACCGTTGCCTGCGGGGCAAGGATCCGCTCCATTCTCGCGATCTGCCGATACATCTCTTCCAGCGACCTATAGGTGATTTCCTCACCGACGGAATTGCGCAGCTTTGTGATGCCTTTTGCAGCTGCTGATCGCAGCGCCGTCAGCTCAAGCCGCATCTCTGCTAGCTCTTCTGTAGTGTATCCTGTCAAAGCCAGTTCTCCCTTGGCACGATCCAGCCTGCCGCCGCATCTTTGCGCGCGCTACTCGATCGCATCGGTGTCGGTGTTTGTGCCGTTTCCGGATCTTCTTGCTTTTCCGGCCCCAGAAAGCGCGCCATCGGATTGGCATCATCAAGCGTTGCCCAGGCGGGTGGCGAGGACCAGTCGATCCGTTCGGCCTTGAGCCAGATGTGTTTAGCCCGCGCCATGACCAGATGGTCGAAGCTTTCGTTCCTGACCATGCCAGGGCGCTTTTCCCAGCCTTTTGCAGTGCGCCGCTCCGATGTCAGTTCCAGCAGCGTGGCCTCTTCCATCCAGAGCGGGATCCCGCAAAAGTTCTGCCCCTGCTCGGTAAGCCGCAGTGACGTCGCGACCGCATCCTTCAGGCGATCGGTCGCCATGTTCAGCGTCAGCACGTCTTTGGCGACACGGCGCTTGCCGCTGGCACTCTCCGGTGCCTTGAGCCAGACCCGATCCGGCAACTCCTTGCCTGACCGACCCCGGGTGATGAACCAGCGGCCTTTCTGGCCTGCCTGCCCTGCCCGCTTTCTCCCGCGGTAAAACGCATAGGCGTTGTCGGTTGTCGCACCGCCGCCCTGCTGGTCTACGCTCAACGCAAGCGGTCGCAGCGCATATTCCGTGCCCTCGACGGGCCACTCCATTTCTTCCAGTTCAACCAGAACCTGCCAGTCTTCCGCGACATCGAAGGGCGTGATGGTCCGACCCCGTTCGCCGGGACCGACAGCACCCGGCGCGCCCGCTGGCGGCGTGTTCATCTCGAACCGGTCGATGGGCTGGTGCTGCCCGTGTTCGCCCCATGCCGTGACCCCGACCGAGAAGTAAGTCCGCTGCACATCCACCTCGACAGTGACGTAGCGCGCCCAGCCTGGGGCCTTACCCTTGGGCGTCCGGTTGCCGTTCGCCTTGTCCTTCAGTCCCTGAAGCGTGACTTCCATCTCCGAGGTTGACCCGCGGGGCTGATAAGGTTGCGCCTGCCCTGTGTTCATCGCCGTCTTGAGGCTTTCTTCATCCCCGGTCAGTTCGAATTTGCGTACCGCGCTCTCGTACTGGGTGACCAGTTCCGCCCATGACGAAAACGCCGCCGCCGTGCCATCGAGCCAGTACGACAGCATGTCGGACCGACGCACCTTGCCGCTGTTCAGCGTTGCCGTCTTGCCGTCATCCGTTTCGTGCAGCCAGCGGCCTTGTGCATTCAGCTCGCGTTTATGCAGATGATCAAACGTCTCTTTGCAGTGCGGACACCGCATCTGCGCCGCCTCGCCTTGCTCTACCGGGTCTAGGCTGTCTGGATACACCAAGCGCGCATAGCTCGGCTCAAACTCGCTGCCGCAGCACGGACACGACCAATACCACCGTGCCCGCGTCCCTTGCGGGTAAAGCGACAGCACGCCGTATTTCACTGGCGGGCAGTCATGTGGCGTTTGAGGTCGCCAGCTCTCATTGGTCAGCGGGGCACCAGGGCTGCTTTCAACCACCACCATACCCCGCGACAAGAACGATCGCGCACGGGCCCGCATCAGCGTGTAGGCATCGCCCTCCCCGTCAATGCTTTCGGGGAAGTGATCATAGTCGGTCCCTAGCACTAGGCGGATGGAGGTCGAGCTCAGCTTTGTGATCGTCGGCCAGTCCAGCGTCATCATCGTGCCGCCGCTGAAAATCTTCTGATACATGTTGTCGGCACCACGCCCCTTCGACAACCGGTTGCGCAACTCGGGGCTGTTGCGCACCGTCGGCGACAGCTTGTTGCGCTCGAATTCGGCCGCCGCGTCGCGCGTCATCTGGAACAACGCCACCCGACCGGGATCGCTTGCGATCGTATAGGCAAGTGCGGCCTGCAGCATCTGCGTCTTACCGGACTGGGATGGTCCGCAGAACACGAGACCGCGATAGGTGCGCGAGGCAATCATGTCGGTCGGCTCGACCATGTAGGGCGTTACATCGCGCCGGAACGGCTGCCACTGCCCCGAGACATTCACCCGCATGTTCCGTTCGGCGGATTCCGTCACACTGATCTGCTCAGCGGGACGCAGCGCAGGCAATGCCAGCTTCAAAGCAGATCGAGGATCCGTGTAAGGTGGCAGAGGTTCATAATCGTGCAGCATTTGCATCGCGATCAGCCCCTCTAGATCAGCCATTGTTTCTGAACCTCGACATCGACCACGTCGCGTTCGCTCAGTTCTTTTTCCTCGATCTTCTCGGACAGGCTGGTCAGCAGATCCGCACCAATCCGCTGAACCATCACCACTTGCTCCGGCCTCAACCCCAACTCGCGCTCGAGGATGTCCGGCATCGCCTCGATCTTGTCGCGCGTGATCGTGAAGATGCTTTCCAGCAGTTCCACGATGTCATCCAGCGGCACTAGCTGGCGGCGCTGCTGCATCGCCTTGCTGTGCAGGATATCCGCTTGTGCCAGCTCCGACCGCTGTTTCGCCGACAGCGACGCCTGCGGATCCTCGATATCGATGCCCAGAAAGCTCGCCTGAAGCGCGTTGATCTGGCTGGCACTGTGTCGCTGCCGTACCCGTTCGGAATCGTCTCGCGCCTGTTTCCATGCCCAGCAATGCGACAGCCGCAGGATGTAGGCTTTGCCAAGCCCGCCCTCCTGGACGACGGGCATGTTCTCGCTGCTGATCCATTTGTTGATGGTCGGCATCGATGTTTTCAGCGCTTGCGCCATTTCAGTTTGGTTCATGTCGGCATCTAGGACGCCGGCAGGCAGCGGATAGCGCGCAATGAGACCGGCCAGCTCGACAGAAATGTCCACCGGCATCAGGTCCGGCGCTTGCCCTTCATGTTCCACCGTCAAGACAACTCCAACAACAACCGCTTCTCGAACCACACAAATCCCAAAAAACGCCCACAAACCGGGGTGCGAATTACCCCTGTAGGATCCTTTGTATGGAAGGACCCGCGCGTCTATCTGGCCGTGGCCATCGCCTTCTGAAATGCCCGGGCGAAGTTGATCGGGAATTGGTCATCAAACACGCTCTGCGCACCATCATAGAAGCCCAACCGCTTGTCATAGGTTGGCATTGCAGTCGTGAAGTGCAGGATCTTGGTCAGACTGCCCTTCTTGCCACTACGCTTCCAAACACCTGCCGACAGCTTTGAACCGGGACGCGGCACGAAGTAGCCAACCCTGCTCTTGCTCCTCGCCTTCGAGGCATCCGTAC